CTTAAGTTCTTCATAATTATTTATCCGAATAATAACTTACTCCATTTATAATAGAATTGAAATGCTTGTTTTTCTTTAGGGTTTAATCGTTCGTAAAGGTTTTTTGCTCTTATAACGGGTCTATCACAAAGCAAAGTCATTTTCATTTTCCATTCATTTTGTTTCTTCATAATTTATTTAGAATTTATAACTTTTACTAATTCATCTATTAACTGTTGGGGATAGCCTGAATATAATTGCTTACTTCTTTTATCAGTTGTAAAATATTTTGGAATTTCGTTTCCAATATAAAGTATTCTATTTCTTAAAACTTCCTCTATTTGCTCCTCTATCCTTACTTTCTTTTCTTTAGGTTTTGGGGATTTATTTAACCATACTTCTGATTTCGTATGGATTGGACAATCAGTTTTCCAAAATCTTACCTTACCGTCAGACGCATATTTTATTTCACATTTACATTTCTTTTCTTTAGTCTTCATATTTGCTAAAACTAATAATGGTTATTTAATATCTTTCCATTTATGACCTTTAGAACATTCATATTCAGTTGTTGTATGGTTTGGGTCTTTATCATGTAAAATTCCGTCTTTATCATAATATTGTTGCCAACCCAATAAAGTTCTTGTTGACATTCCAATATAAATCTCTGACTTATCTCCTTTTTTTTGACATTCAGGACATTTCATATTACGCTTTTGACCTCCATGAACTTATAAAAATTAATAATCCAATAGTTATGATAATGGTTAGTGCTTCTATCATTTTAGTATTTTAAGTTTGGTAACTTTTAACTTTCTTATTGGTGTTAGGTCAGGTAAATCTGTTGGTATCATCTGGAAACTCTTTAACCAACATTCTGTTCTATGCATTGCTACCCCATCGCAATACTTACACTCACGAACTTCCTTTAATTCTTTTTTACTTAGCTTCATACTTACTATTATACAGTATTATATACCTAAATGTTGTTGATATTATTATAGGACTCATATAGGAACATCATCAGGATTTACTCTCTCTTCTATAGTTCTAGCCCCAATCCTTTTGTAAGGCTCTGTTCTAGTGTACCCCCTAGTGTCCTTAACAATAACAATATCCATATCAATAACAATAACCTCATTACCTTTCTTGTTTTTAATAGTGGGAATGTAGTCTAGTTTAAGAGTGTGGAAGAAATAATTAAGGATTTCTTGGGGTATAGCATTGAAATCTTTAAGGTAAGTTTCTAAAACATTAGTAACAGTTGAAAAATGATTATGTTCTGAAAAGTTATTAACAAACACCCAACCTTTATAGAAAGCATATTTATTGTCTTTTTGTAGTTTCTCTTTCATTATTGATAACTGTTCTATACTAGCCCCTAGACTAGAACAGATTATCACATCAGGTAATTCATATATACCGACCATATTAACCTTAGAATTAGTAAATAGATACAAGAAGAGTAATTTTTCCTCATTAGAAAGTCCTAGTATATAACCATCTTCCCAAAAATTAGAATTTATTTTTCGGTATTTCATTAATTTAATTTAATATAAACTTATAGATTATTTTTTCTCATCTCATCTTCTCTTACCCATAAAGCTAAATCATCAATTTCTAATCCAAACTCTAGATAAGCGTCCAATAATTCTTCATAATGTTGTTTGTCTGTATTTTCAAGCGAGAATTTTTTATCAAATTGAGTTATACGCCAAGATAATTTTTGAATATCACGAAGAACATTACGAAGTTTTTCTAAATATTTATACTTGTCTATATCGGAAGTTAACTTTTTGAAAGCGTCTTTTTGGTAGTCTAAATTTGTCGCCATATTGAATTTAATTTAATTTATTACTATAGTCGTTCCTCAAACTTAGGGACAAGCTGAAATCAATGAAATCTACTTAGCCCCTAAATTTCAATCCCGATATATTATCCTACTCTTTGTTTATATTTTTGTCAAATCCATTTGTTTAGGCTTGTTAAGATTTTTCCAAGCCTCTAACATAGCTAATTTACCGTCCATAGTTGCTTCTTTTGGTACTTCTTTCATTGGCTCCCACTTATAATCCCATAGATAATACTTCTGCCCTGCTTTAATATTCTTACCGTCATATTTAGCTGTTTGTACATAGGGAGATATTCTATATGGAGTCTTGCTATTTATTCTCATTTTCTGTCCTCGCATAGCATAAGGAACCAAATCCCCGTCTAATGTTATTTCAACCACCTCATGTCTTTTATTAGCCAACTCCATAACAAAAGACCTTACAGACGCAAACCCGTTATAATATTTCTCACAGGTGTAAATCATTTAAAAACTTTCTCCATTCCTTAACCTTTTCATAAACCTCATCAATCGCTTTTTGGTCAAACTCAAAATCAAATATCTTAACCCTCTTTTCTTCTGGTATATCTCCAAACTTCATGTTCTTAATAATCTCCTGTTCCTTTTCCTTGTATTCGGCACTCTCTGGGTCGTGTTGGAATGAAAACCTGTACAGTTCATCTCTTATAAAGCTATCAGGAGTATCCACAAGACAATAGGCAATATGCCCACTCTTAGCCCCAACAAGCGCCATATAACCCAAGAGCTGGTAGTAGTAGGTCTTTTTAGCTTTATCAAAATCAGATTGAACGTATGAGAGCAAATCCCAACTTGTCTTTATATCCCAAATAGCCGTATCCCTAATATCGGGAGTACCAGTAATGTAGTCATTCTTTAATAACTCTGTATTTTTAACAAAACTACTCGCCAATTTCTTATTTAACAAATCAATACTATCCTGTTCACAGATAATCCCTTTCTCTGTAAACTTTGTAGTTACATCACGGGCTCTGCCATACTCACTCTCTATCCAAATCTTGGTAAGCTCTGTCTTACAGGTTTCAGATAACTCTCCCTTAACTCTACTCTTTGTGGTCAATAAAGGGAGCATTGAGCAATGAAACAAATATTTATCGTATTTCATATTAGTTTGTTTTCTTTTTCCATTCCTCATTATCTAAGGTTAATGGTGTTTTATAATTTATCTTACAATTTTCACATCTCATAAATCCGCTTAACATTTCTTTATATTCTTTTTTTAGATATTTAACTGTTCTATCTTTTACAAGCGGAAATCCGCATTTAGGACAAAAACTAACATTCATATTAGAAATTAGGATTATCCGCTTCAAATGCTGTAACGGTTTTACTTGCGTTCCATTTAGCTTTTTGTACTTTAGCGTCCTCTAAGTTTTTACCCCAAGCTATAAAATCACAGCCAGAGCTTGTCTTAGTTGTAAAATCATACTTGCTATTCTCACACTTACACATATCTTTACCAGTTTTAGTTACCATATGATATAAGCGACCACTATCTTTAGGGCAAATATCTCCTGTGTACTCTTTTTCTTTCTTTGGAAACCCACCACCAAATGACTTAACCTGTGGCTTAAACCCAACCTCGGTAAAATGTTTATCAACCGCCACAACCAAGCTAACTAAATCCTTAGTAGCTTTAATATCACCCTCTCTAATTGTAAACAGTACGTTAAACCCACCAAGCGTGGTCATACTGAAAGTTGCGGAATTTTTTGGTTCTTCCATATTATTTATCAAATTTATTTTTAATAGCATTTATAATTTCTTCCATTCTATCTCTATAAAAATCTTCAAATGTTCCTTTTTTTCCTCTTTGTTCCCAAAGTATAAAAAGAACAGAGCGAAGTCTTTGACTTTGTGTTTTCTGTGATATTTCACTCTTAACTTCGTGTGGAGGCTCTTTGGTTGTTAGTGGGTCAAAAAGAGTTTCGCACTCAATTCCTTGTAATCTCATAAATTCGGCACTTTCCTCAACTGTTAATTCTGGCGTTGAAATACTGAGTCCAAGAGAATGGTCGACCTTACTTCTAATTGAAGTTATTATAGTTTTTAGATGAATAGCTTTCATAACTATTATTTATTTAAAACTTTTAATTTTTTCAACTCTTTCTCAATTTTATATTTTGAGAGTATTCCATAAACATAGCTTGAATAAGTACCCAATTCTTTTGTTATTTCAATCGGTGTCTTTCCCGCCTCTGTCATCTCTATTATTTTTGATTTCAAAGATTGTTTCATTTCTTTTTTTATTTATTAACTTTTAATTATATAAAGTATACAGTATTATACTGATAATTTCAACTCGTTATACAGCTCAACTAAACCCTTAATAGCGTTCAATATCTTTTCCCGTATATTTCCCGCAAGGGGGCTTGACAGCTTGACAAACTTACTCTTGCCTGTTAGCCTTAAAGTGTTCTTTTCTTTTTCTCTTTTTCTTTTGTTTAGGTAATCATCATCAATACATAAATACAATACACCATTTAATAATAAATAAGGATATTTCATAGATTTTCATAACTTATAGAATAATTACACATTGGTTGTCTTATACCTGTATTCCATAGGCACAAAGCTTCATTCAAATTCTTATCAGGGTTCATCTTAGAAAGCCAAAACTCGGCACGTTCAACAGCTTTCGTAAAGCTTTCATAACAAATCACTTGCCCCTCGTTCATTACCCCAAACCCTCCCCAACCCTTATTATTTAATCTACAACCGTCAGCCTTTCCCCAAGTACTTTCAAGTCCGTATATCTTCCATAATATCGCCCCATGTTTTTGGGCTAAAATTTGTTCTTTTTCGGTTAAAGGTACAGGGATAGCTTGACTTAGTACAACAGGGCTTTTAACCCTATCAGACGCCTGTATTTTCACGCTTTTAGCTCTTTTCTCTATCCTTACAGGGGCTTGTAATTTAATGATAATCGGGAATTGAAACAAAACCCTGTTCTCGTCATACCAACGGCTTACGTTCATAAAAGCCAAAAACATACCAATAACAAACAACCCAACACCAAGAGCTACCGCATAAACTTTCAATCTCTTTATAAACTTTTTCCCTTTTCTCTCTATTTCTCCCGCTTTCTTTTCTACTTTCTTTGTTAAAAAGTTATTCATATGTTCTCCTTTCATAATTAATTGCTAATTCTTCCATGAAACTTCATGAAACTTTTAATTACTTTCCCGTATTCGTTCCCAAAATCAATAAAATCATCAGCACTCAAATCCATTAACCAATCTTCATAATCATCAGGCATTAAGTCATCAGTACCTGTGTACTGGTCAGCGTGTTTTTTCCGTAAAAAGTCCTCAAAGTCTTTGTATTTCATTTTGACACCCCCTCATCAAAAGTGCCATTCTCAAAATTTCTATCAAAATTGTAGTCCATTCGGTCTAATTCTTCCATTCTTGCTTCTTCGTCATTTTCTCTTTTTACTTCTTCCATATATTCGTTATCAGTAAAATTATCTTCACTCATATCAAGGACTATTCCCCCGCATTTATCACATCTAAAATCAAACCCAACCTTTGACATAGTTGTTATACTATGTTTACATTTTTTTGTATTCATATTTTTTCTGTTAAATCTTTTATAATTTTTTCTAACTTTTTAATATGTCCCATTAATAAATCAACCTTACCTTCTAAAATTTCAATCTGTTGTTCAAGATTTTCAATAATCATTCTATCTATTGTTTTCATACTTTTATTCCTGTTACTTTTTCAAGTAACGAAAATTCTTTGTCATTTAACTTATAATTGGAAACATCAACCGCATTAAACTTTCTCATAATGTAACGACTCCACATTTTGAAACGTAACCCCTTTTGAAAATCCGAACAATCATCACTCTTATACAGCCAATCAATCATTTTTTTAGTTGATTTCATATTCCATTTAGTTTTAATTTATAATTATCAAACCGTTCTTTTGCTTTTTCTTTTTCTTCTTTCCTTACTTCCTTTTTCTTTTCTTCCAGGCTTTCAAGCTCTCTAAATACTTCATCAATATCCACCCCGTCTAAGTCGTAAATCTTCATATATTTTTTGTGAGATATTAATCTCAATTTATAATTTCTAACTTTCAGAGCTTTATGCTTATCCATAAAGCCCATAAGCTATTAATTAATATATTGATATGCTATTTCGTGTATAGTCATTATCTACTATCTTTTCTTTGCTTAAATATATTGTGTTCCCTCTTGGGTCAGTCTGAAAATATATTTCAAGTTTTAAGCGTCTCGCTAATGCCTCCGCTTTTATGTATAACGGTCTTACCTGTTGTTCGTACTCTATTTCGTCAATCTCACCATTACAAGATTGAACATAAATATTACATAGCTTCTGACCTAATCGCCTAAAAGCGTTATAGTCAAGCTCTCTAATTGATAACTTTTCACAAACCGCCAACCTATACTCGTTATATTGTTCCCTCTCAGTTTTAGAGTAGGTCATATAATTAAAATATAAATTTATAATAACCGAATATCAACCAAGTAAAAATACTTCGTTGATATCTGATTATTAACACCTTAAACAAGACGGGAATTATTTCCCGCTTGTCCTCTATTATTAAAATGTAAAGAAAAATCCAAGCTCATCCGTTTTAGGAGAAATCCATTTTTCGTGGGTAATATATGGCTCTTTATGATTTTGATTTAATCCCCAACCATTATTACAATGTCTATCTATTTCCCCAACAGGATTACTTTTTACAATCCATTTTTCTTTACAACATCTACAAGTTATAACCCAATAACGAGGTTGCTTTTTTCGTTTATGAGAATATAAACAAGTTCTATATTTCCACATAGATAACCAAGACTACGCCAATTTATAATAAAGGGCGAAGGTGTCTTGTCTAAAGTGTTAAACCTAATTGTTAAAGTGCTTATATTTATTTAATCCTGTACCTTGATGATACAGTATACAATATACTTATGTCAAGAGTATTTAACAAAGAAATTATATAGATTGATACAGTATGAACACTAGCTCTAAAACCATAGGCATGAACCAGAATAACCGCAAGAAAACGAGCCTAAAAAACATCATTTGCGGAGAATAAACTTGTACAAAGTATTATACAATATACTATATAATAAAGGATGAAAGGTAGCTTAACACTTGATAACGTTCAACGTGGGGCATTTTACGTTGTTTTTTATAGGCTCAGCTCTTAAAAGTTTATCCGTTTAGCCTTGAACCCCTACACGAGAGAAAATACAACCTTAAGCAAATAGACAGCAAAACAAAAGCAAACTACAAGACAGAAAGAAAGACCATTATAAGCCATAAAAAAACAGGACAGTTAAAACCCCAAACCATAAAGAACCATTTTAATAGACAGCAAGTAACAACCAAAAGGAACAGCAACAAAGCAACAAAACAGGTTTGAGATTGCGTTACGATTATTTCTTCACAGCCTCAAATTGAAGCTAAAGTTGTAACGTCGTAAATGCTATAATAGACGACGTACTATTCTGACACTTAACTACATCAATACACATCACCCATAAACTATAAGACACACTACATAAGTGATACCCTGCCTTTGTTTAATTCAAGTTTAGCTTGATAGGACAAGGTTTAGGACTTCAGACTCCCAGAATTTCAAGGGAGGTAGGGTAACTCATGGGGGTAGCCTTGTGATTATTGACTATTCCCTCTCCCCCTGAGTGTAGTTTTTAAGTACCCCTCCCTTTTTTTGTTGATAATACGCTCTAAAAGTACAATGTGTCTACACATCACTTTACAAGTGTCTACAGTTGTGTTATCATGTGTCTACATATGTCTACAGTTAAAGTTAGTATAATTGATTTCAGAAAAAATATTTATAGGTATATAAGGGAGCTACCCCTTGCCGTAACTGCCAAAGGGAAAACCTTATTTTACATAGTTCCAGAAATAGGGGTTAAAGTTACTGATGTGTCTACAGATGATACAGTAGTGTCTACACATGAAGACGGAGAAAAATTAGAAAAAATTGAAGTTAAAGAAGTTAAGCTGCCTAATTTTGGTGAGTATCATTTCTCATTTAAGGAGGGTTGGTGTCAGGGACATTTTGAGCGAGGAGTTACTTACAAGACTTATCTTATTACCTACGAGAATGAAAATGGGGATGTAACCATAGACCATAAATGGTACTGTGAAAAGTGTGTTAATATTTTAATTGGAAAGCGGGTGGGAAAAATATATGATTCCTAATTGGCAGAGGAACGGGTTTAAAAACAAGGAGGAAGCTATAAAAAAGATTACGGCAGATATATCTAAGATGTATCCTATGGACCCTTGGGCTTTGATGGATGGTAATTTAAGGACAAGGATAAAGAAATTTCAAAAGAAAATATGATTAAGATATTTCTATGGTTGATGTTTTTACTGATTATTTACGCATGGTGGTATTTCCTGAATCATGACCTTGGACCACCCTGTGGTCCGTATTTTTGTAGATAGTTGACATTTTTTAAATATTGTAGTAGATTTAATTATGTTCCTCTTTATTTTGAGTCTACTGGGGTCTTTCCTTGGGTCTTTCGTTGGAAGTTTCCTCTTTCTTTATTATGTAAATCCACCTTCAGGAAAAAGTGAGATTCCAAAATTAGAAAAAAAATTAGTAAAAGACGGGATTAAACCGAAAGGAACTATTCTGAAATCTGAAGAACCTGACATGGAGCGTAAACGGAAGCTACAGGAGTTTGAGAGGAAAGTTTATAGTCGGAAAGAAACCATTCTATGAAATTTGAAGAGCTGATGAGGCCAAAAATCGGACAACTGAAGTGCAATTTTGAGGAAAGACCCCTAAACCGTGAGTGGGTGACAAGAAGTTATTATTGTGCTAAATGTAGCAAAGTCCATGCCTACTCGGTTGTCGGTAAGACTGGTTTAGGCAAGGTAGATGCCTATACTTTAGGATGGAAACAGAAGAAAGATGAAATGAGACGGAAACATTACAAGGATTTAATCCAACCTAACAAAGACGGGAGGCCAAATCCTGAGTTTAAAAAAGCCTATGGTAAATACCCTCACGAAAAGTAAAGAAATCATTAGGGGAGTAGAAATCAAAGATGGGAAGGTCATCACTCCCTATATGAAAGGAACGGTCGCCAAACAGATTGACTTTGTCAGGGCCTTCATTGAAAAAGGAGGATTAATCTACAAGTCCTGCAAAGAGGCCAACATCCGCTACTCCACCTACAGGACTTGGATGAAAGACCCAAAATTCAAGCTCAAATTCGAGGAGGCCCAGCAGATAGTCAACGAACAGGTGGAGGAATCCCTTATCCAGAAGTTCAAAAGCAAATCTCCCATACCTGAAATTTTCTATCTTAAATCAAGGGATGCAAGATACAAACAGATAGCAGTTTTGGAGGGAAATGAAGACAAACCAATCGTAATTACTCATGACACCAAAACTCTGGAGAAAATTAGTAAGACAATTATAGATGCCTTAAAAAAAGAATGATATGGATAATAAGGAATTCACCAAAGAAGAGTTAACAAAAATAATCTACGAGGCTCAATCAGTTAATCCTTTGGTCTGGATTTACGCTAACAAAATGAAGAGTGAGAGGGCAATTCCCATCTCTTTCAAGAGGCATAAATACCTTATAGAGCCTTTTTGTGATATGTCTCCCCGCCAGGTTTACCAGAAATCAGCCCAGATGGGTCTCTCAATCATGATGATTCTAAAAACCTTTTGGATGGCGAAGTTTAGAAACATGAATATTATCTACACGCTCCCAACAGTAGAGGACGTTAGGAAGTTTGTACCTTCCAAAGTCAATCCAATCGTAAACAATAATTCCCAGATTTACAAATGGGTTAAGGACAAAGACTCCATAGAAACCAAGAAAGTCGGGGACTCGTTTATCTTCTACAAGGGAACTTTCACCAGCAAAGAGGCGATTATGTTGTCTTCCGATTTAAACGTTTATGATGAGGTAGACCGAAGCGACTTGTCAACGATTGACATTTACTCCTCAAGGGTCAAATTCTCTCCCTATCACGGGGAGTGGTATCTTTCCAATCCTTCAGCCCCAACGGCTGGAGTAGGAGCAAAATTCACCCTCTCAACCCAGAACCATTGGTTTATAAAACCCTCCTGTGGACATTACCAGTACATGGATTGGGATAATAATGTGGACAAAGCCAATGGCCGCTACATCTGTTTCAGGTGCGGAAAGAAAATAGAGAATTACGACAGGACTCATGGCGAATGGGTCGCTAAATACCCCAGTCGGGAGATGAAAGGGTACTGGATTAACCAGATGATGGCCGAGTGGATAGATGTTAAAAATCTGATTTTGGAGGAGGAGGATAAAAACAAGGCCTACTTCTATAATTTTGTTTTAGGCAAACCTTACATGGGCAGTGACACCATCATTGATGCCTCCCTTATCTTAAAAAACGTGGTTGAAACTCCAAACTCCCAAACCAACTGTATTATGGGGGTTGACCAAGGGTTGAAAAAACATTATGTTTTGGGAAATAAGGAGGGAATTTTCCAAGTAGGGAGCACTAAGGAGTGGGACGATATTGAGAACCTGAGAAATAAATTTGATGCGGTACTTATCATGGATGCCCTTCCCGACTTGACCGTTCCCCGCCAGTTGAGGGAAAAATATCCTCACAAAGTCCACCTCTGTTACTACCACAAAGACAAGGACAGGGCGGTAGATACCAAGTGGGGCGAGAACAAGGACTGGGGTTATGTCTGGGCTGACCGAAACCGAACTTTACAGACGGTTATAGATTGGCTAGCTTCGGGAAAGATTAAATTCCAGATGAAACCTTATGATTTAGAAGAATTTGTAAAACACTGGTCAACTATGTATAAATTGGTGGAGGAGGATTTCCTGGGAGTGCCCAAATTTATCTGGGAGTCAACGGGAAAAGACCATTTTTGTTTAGTTGGTGAAACTTTAATTGAAACTTCAAAGGGAGAAATACTTATCAAGAAAGTAAAAGTTGGGGATATGGTTTTAACAAGAAAAGGATATAGGAAAGTTCTTCGTTCTTGGATGACAAGGAAGAACGCAAAGGTAATGAAAGTTAATTTCTCAAATAGAAAATCTCTTATTGGAACTCCCGACCATAAAATCTGGATTAAAGATAAAGGTTTCGTTGACTTACATTCTACGAACTATGGTGATATAATAGAAACATGCAAGAAGCAATCATATTCAAAGGTATTACTTATAGGAGGTATCCTGATTCTCCTAATCGTTCTGATAGGGTGTATTTTAATTCAAATGGTACTGAACATTATAAAGGTAGGAAAAGACTTCATCAGGAAATTTGGATGTCTATTCATGGAAAATTTCCAAAAGGTTGTGCAATACACCATAAAGACGGTAACTCGCTTAACAATGATATTTCCAATCTTGAATGTATCTCAAGAAGTCTCCATATGTCCCAACATGCAAAAGAAAGTTTCAAAAATCCACAACGGAGAAAACAAAATAAAGAACATCTTAAAAAAATCAATAAATTATCACATATATGGAGAAGAACACCAGAAGGAAAAGCGTGGCATTCTAAACATGCTTTTAATTCCATTGTTCTTAAAGTTCCAAAAAAATTCAACTGTATTGAATGTAATAAACCATCTCAAACAATTTCTCGGTCAGGTGGAAAATACTGTTCCCCCAGATGTAACCATCGTTTCCAAGCAAGAGTGTGGAGAAGAAGACATGGTATACAACCTAGAGGTTGAAGATGTTCACGAATACTTCGCTAATGGAGCTCTTGTTTCAAACTGTCACGCAACTAACTACTTTTTAATTGGTCTGAAGAGATATTCTGAAAAGAGGGGTTCGGTGGTTAAAAATTCTTTTTCTTCCCGCCTTCATGGTGAGCCGTCATTTGAGATAGTTGATGACACCATGCCAGGAAAGCCAATATTTGAAAAAGAACCCAAAGACTGGAGATATGTATGATAGAACAATACCTGATTAAAATCATAAAAAATATGAGGGTGGAAAATATTTGCCTTGAGTCAACTGAAGACAAAGCCCACTGGTTTTTTTCCTGTCAAATTTGCAGCGACAGGAAATCCCACGAAGTATGGATTGAGGATGACAGTCCATTTATAGTTTTAGAGAAGGCTATTCAATACATTTCCCGATACTTGCGGGGTTGCAGGGTTGGTGCGGAAAAAAAGAGCAAGTGGGATGCAATAAAAAAATTAGAAGAGGAAGAAATAAGGATTGAAGATGCAATCAGTTGATTTGATAATTTGGAATTTTAGATTATATTTTACTTATGGCA